GATACTGCTACACGTTTGTTAGCAAGTAATGTGCCTTGTGTACTGTTACCTAAAAATCCTTGGAATGTAGGTGCTTGTACGTTATCAGATTCGATTGGTGTTACTTCTATATCAGTAACTTGAATAGCATTAGAACCAGCTACAGGAGATGGATTACTCCCATAAGATGATTCAATCTTTGCTAGTAGTTTTGTCGTTCTTGTTAGAGCCATTGTCAGAGGAGGAATCGGTTTCTGGAACTAGTGTACTCTTTCCTGTTTCTGGATCGAACATATATGTTCCACCTTCACCAGGATTAGGCACTTCTGTATTTAGTTTAGCCATGAAATCATGCAGCAGTTAAATCAGATCTACTTGTACGATAACGCACAATGAAATCTTGACTAATTATACCAAGAGGTACATCAGCCTCAACCAAACTAAATTCAGTACGATCTGGCGTTAGATCCAGAGCATACGAATTTATAGTCTGATCTGCCATTAATCTTAGATGAACTTGCTGCGTATAAGTATCAGAATCATCATCAGGTACGGCAGCCCTAACAATTGTTGATACTCTAACTCTCATTGACCAATCAAGCTTGTCAAAAAAATTTGTATCTGTAGGATTATCATCTATCGGCTCGATAATTATTGCAGGTGCTTCTCCTCTTGCTAATGGTTCTACTCTAGATCTGTAAACAGTAGCATTAGTAATAGCATCTAAGTTAGTTTTCATTCTTGCTAATATTAGCTCTCGTCTTGTATCTGCCATTATACTTTGCTCAGTAATAGTGTCGTAAAACTGCCATCATCTATAAGCAGATTTTCTCTAACAGTGTAATTTGTAGAATCTACAGATATTGCTGTACCACGTGATGCAGATGTAACATCAGTTGTCTTTGATGTTAATAAATATTCAACAGATGTAGCAAGACCACCACCAATTACATCTGTAGGTTTATCTAAAATTCCTTTAAACGCAGTGCCACTACCGATCTGACAACTTACACCAAAGTCTTCTAAGTATACGTTCAAAGTGTCAGCATCTTCAAATGACATTTATTTTTTCTTTGCTGTTGGTTTTTTAGGTTTTGGTACTTCTATAGGAGCTTGTATTACTTTTCCCATAGAACTTAACAATTCAAAATCACGATCACTTATATCGTATGTTTCTCCAGCTTCTAATGCAGATCCACTAGCACATACGTTTTTTAAACACTTTACTTTCATAACAAAAAAGGGGGTGTAATACCCCCTATAGTAAACCAATTATTAAGAAGTGGTTACGTCTAAGATTGCAGCAAATGATTGTGCATGACGAACAGCAACATCAAATGCAACTACAGCCTTAACAGAAGTTAAGTTCTTAGCAAAGTCATCACTGTCCTCACCAACTGTAATCTCTACTCCACCACCAAATAATCCTAAGATTGCTTGAGAGAAGTCACCCATAACAACAGCAGAACAAACACCACTAGATGAACCTTTTGTAAGGTTGCTAGGAACTTGGTTTGTCATTGCTAGTGGATAGCCGTTAACAGCGATTGGAGTAGCACCTCTACCTAATGCCTGTAGGTTGTTATTAACAAGATACTCACCACCAGATGTCTTAAGTTTCTTAATAGCACCCATCACTTTAGCATTGGTTACATAAGAAATAGAATCTGCGTTAACACCTGCATTATCTTCCATAATTGCAGTTTCTAGATCAACTAGCTTGTCTACTGTGATCGCACCACCGTTAGTACCGATTGCAACTGAACCAATACCAGAAGTCTGCATGATACCTGTAGGCTGACCTGATGAACCAGAACCATTAAGGATACCAAGATCAAGACCAACATTGATGCCGTCTGAAAGATCTCTTCTTACTAGCTCTTCAATACCAGGAGTTGCCTGTATGAGCATATTTCTAGAGAACTTAGACATTGTTGCTAATGTCTTAGGCGTCATTGAAATTTGATCAAAGGTGCTTTCCGCTTGAGTTATAGCTGTTGTCTCAGAACTTAGATAACCAGTAGATGCAACACCTGATCTTCTTGGGATTGCAACATCACCAACTAAACCTGATAAAACTTGAACACCAAGGCCAACCATAACTGTGTTGTTTCTTAATGCCTCGATGAAGTCATCAGCCCTTAGATCTGTAGCAACGATGTTTCCACCAGTTGTAGCTCCAGAAGTTACATATGTAGCTCTGTTTAGTGCAGAGTAAGGAATAAACAATGATCTGCTGCTTCCACCAGTAACACTGTTCTTAGCAATATCCTGAGATACTTCTCTGGCAAAACCAGCACCTGGTCTATCCCAGTTGCCATCGCATAAAGCTTGGATACCAGCAGAGATCTTATACTCTCTGTTTTCCTTATGATTTAGTTCAACAGGAGTTACTGTTTCAATTGGTTTTGCACCTAACTTCTCAAGAACATTAGCTCTTGCTTCATTAAGTGGTGTGCCGTTTGCAATCATCTGATCACCCATTTCTGTTAATGAATGTCTGTTGCAAAGAGCAGTAATTTCTCTAATTCTTGTACGCTCGTCAGATTGAGCCTTTTTAGTGGCTTCTGAACGCACAACCTCTAGGTTTTGTTCTTCGGGCATTTCCTTTTCGGGGGTATGGGATTCTACGACAGAAGCCGTATCTGCGTTTGCACGCTTATCATCCATAATAGAATGATTTTCGTCAATAGGCATAGTATCACTATCAACTAGTGACCTACCTATACCTACTGAAGTATCAGCAGGTGTAGCAACAATAGAAACCTCGTAAGGTTGCCAATTTGTTGCCAAAAAGTCATTATCTCGCTCTTCCATGTCGTTAATTACATAACCTGTGCTGACATTGCGTAAAATTCCATCTTTTACGTCTTGCCTTACTTCCTCTGCAAAACTATTTTTACTAAATCTAACTCTTGAATATCCTTTCTTTTTTTTCTTATCAACATAAGCACGTTCTACAACACCAATCACTTTATTAGGATCATGGTTAAACAATAGTGGTGCAGAGTTGTTTAGCCTATCTAAATCCATAGCACCATCATCGTGACTAAGCACCTCCATACCAAAGTTACGAGCTACTGGAAACTCACTAGAGAAGGCAAATTCGTAAACTCTTTCGTCTTTCTCAGCAAATGTTGTCTCGCCACTACGCTTGTAACATTCTGTAACACTTCTGATAGGATCTATCTTGGTTAATGTGCTGAATCTATGACCTGCATAGATATCTGTCTCTTCACCATCCCTATATATCTGTATTAGGGCTGCTGGATCTTCTGGTGTTCCGTTAATTACAAACTCAGAGCTAGGTACATCAATCTGACCATCTCTAACAATTCTTGTAATCTTACCTCTGGCTCTACCACCAGAAGCATTCCAACTTACAAAATCACCAACTTCAAGAGCATCTGGTGCTGCTCGTTTTTTAGTTTTAGTCACAGGCATAGAACGTAACTCCTTTATTCTAGCGGATTTTGGATCTGAAAAACTTTTTCCAGCATCACCGCCCCATGCTGCCCATGCTACACGACCTTTTGACGGATAGCCATCCTCACCAGGACTAAAACCTTCTGCTTGTTTATCTACCTCATGTCTTGCAAACCATGCAGACATCTCAACAACAACCTGTGGACTTAATTCATTACCACTAAGTATCTGCGTTGCTCTTCTTCTTGCCACTTCTGTACCACCTGCTCTACCTTCTGACTTCCAATCTCTATATCTTTGTGCCTCTTCTTTCATGCCAGCAGTTGGCGTTAAATCTATTTCAGTTCCATTAATAGTTGCCACTTGCTTCCTCCGATACATTTTCGGCATCTTCGCCTGTTGGCTCTAAGGTATCACCAAATGGATCAATACTACCAACAGGTTTAAATTGTGAGCCACCTGATTGTGTTGTAGCACTTGGATCAGAATCGGTCACTATATTCATCTTATCTAACTTAGCTAATTCAGATTGTCTCTGTACAAGTAGTTCTTCTACATCACCACCATTTTCTGCAATACACTCTGACAATGTTTTTAAACCAGATCTAATCGCATCACGCTGTGCCATTACTTCTTTTTGTGGATCAACATAGCTATATCCTCTACATACCCATCTAACTTTTTCGTATCTTTCTGGTTCTGTCTCATATGTGGGCAGTTGCAACGCATTATTCATAACAGCCATTTCTAACCATGCCTCGTATATAGGCTGATAGAAATTTTCTTTTAACATCTGCTGTATTGTTCGCCAATGATCTCTATCTTGTATCATTGCTAAACGACTAGAACTGTAGTTGCTTTGGCTGTAGTCAGAACTAATAGCCTCAAAACTGCAACCTAATCCACTAGCCATACTGCGTAACATAGTACGAACAAAAGGATCAAACTCTCCATTAGGACTATCCATATCTGGAATAGTTACGTTAGCACCAGGCTCAAGATATTTAAACTGACCTGGCTCAAAGCTAGTTACTCTGTCATAGTCATAAACTTCTCCACCAGGATCTAGTTCTCCTTCTGGTGTACTAATAAATCCCATTAATGCACTGCTTGCACGACATCTAATTAGACTTGCTTCTATATATCCATCAAGTTGTTTTAGATGACTTATTGCACTAGCTAAAAATGGTATGCCACGATGCTGACCTGGTCTTTGTGGCATAAATAGATGTATTACATCTTTTGCTGGAACAATAATATGTTGTTTTTGTCCAATAGGTGCAGAAAAATTACTATCACCAGGATGCTTAGTAAGAAACGCATAATTAACAGCACGTTGATATCTATCCATCTCAATGCCTAGTCTCCATACATTTGTAGGATCAGATAATTTACCTTTGTAATCCTCGTCTAACTGATCTGCTTCTATTACTTCTAATGCAAATGGAACTTTGCTTCTGCCAAACTGTTTGCGATGCATTATGACAAAACTTTCGCCACTTTCTATCATTGACCTAACAGCTAATCTCTCAAGCTCAGAAAAACATAAAACACCTCTTACATCGCAGCTATCTTTTCTTCCCCACATAGACCATTGACTTTCTATCTGCTCATTTAATTTTGTATATAACTCATTATTTCTTTGTTTTCTTATCTGTGCCTGTAATCTTACGCCTGTACCGACAACCTGATTTGTAGAGTATCTAATTGCCTGTGCAGCATAATTATTATTACGAACAAGATCATGTACGTTTGATCTCAGTTTTACAATACCTTGCTTCCATTCTTGATCAGCAGATGTTTGATTAGTTACCCAACTAGCAGACAATCTGTCTACTCTTGCTCCTGTATATGACCTTCTGCGTTTTTTTACAGGTTTTTGCTCAA